ATTGATGAATACGTCGATAGTTTTGTCATTGTAATTAAACACTATGTTATTCCACTTCTGGTTCGGAGATCTGAATTCATAACCCGTGTCAAGCTTGTATAATTTTATAATATATATGTCATCTCCTGTCACCGGGCATTGTGTAGTTACATAAACCTGCGGATAGCTTTCACCGTACGAGAAAACATTGAGAGGCTTGCTATCTTGTTTGTTCTGTTGATTTAAGAATACCCACATAGAAAACGCATAGTTTACATTCATGGTATTTTTGTCATAGTCGCTACGGGCCTGACCGAGATCATTATACCTAGCCAGCGATGTTAACCGATCATCGATAAATGTTGGTGCGGTCTCAATATCTAAAAACACAGGTTTTCCGATAACAGTAACACCATCTTCGGATTTGATTGACAATTCAAATATCTTAGGCAATAACAAATAGAGTGTTATAAATGCAATCTCTAAACCTAACAATATGAATGTGACACTAGATGTTAGTCCGTACTCTGATTTTACACCGGCGATAAAATCACTGAACAGACACGGTATATAAAGGATCAAATCAATTAAAAATTTCGCATATATGTTTCGTGTAAACTTATTGATATACTGCCCAACTAAATTGTTAGCCATTGCAATTCCCAACGTTATGATACCTATTAGTAATAGCGTGCGAATAATCCCAGTCACATACATATCGATTGAGTTGGTGAATAACACATATAACAATACAGTAACAGTTGCGAACCCGAATACGATGAATGTTGTTCCTCCACCACTTGTAACTAATATACGTATGATTATTCCGATTATAAATACGAAGATTGCTAGTGTTGATGCATACGCCTCCGGTTGTTGCACAGTAGGAGAGGCTACATATGAGAGATTCAGTATCAATGCAATAACTAACAGAATCAATATAACGTATTTTTTGTCGGTTTTCATCTTCATGGCAAATGACTCTGAGGTCGATGACGACATACTAAATATATATTAAGCCTATAGATTTTCGATCGCGGTTTTCTTACCGTGACAATCTCTACACAATGCTATCAGATTATCCACGTGGTTGCTTCCCCCATTTTCCAGGCGAATTGTGTGATCGACTTCAAACCAGGCAGGCAATTGCTTTTTACAATCTCCACAATGCCAATTCTGTCGAGCAGCCACGAACTTCTTCTTGGTTTCACTTACGGATCGCTTAGTGGCCTTTGCTCCACCGACCGATGCGAGACCGGACTGTAATATGCGATTCTCGTACTGTTGTGATCGATTGAAATCCTGTTTGGATGTGAAATCTAGGATAGGCGAAAGCATACTTGATGTGTTCTTGTCGACCGGGAGATACTTCAAATATTCATTCGATGCAATTAACATTGTTTTTGCCTGATCGGGGTTTTTACGCAGAAGCCAACAAATAGTATATCCGAAAAGCGCCACACCAAACATCTGATAATATTTCTTCCACGACAATGCGATTTTCAAATATTTGCCGTCCGTATGTATATTCGCAATTACAAATAATGTTACTAGAAATATAACAATCTCGAATCGCATTTATATAAGATTTGAAGATTAAAAAATGCCAGAGGTCTATTCTTTCGACAGTACATAGATTGCAAATAAACACGATAATGTTATACCGCCGTATATGTAGTGTTTATTTAAGTGGAAACGTTCGCTTAATATAACAGGTTTTGATTTGTAGTAGGATTTATATAAGTCAATCGATTTCAAAAAGGATACCTCGTCTTTACCTAGTGCAACGTTGATCTTATTATGAATAAAGTGTACCCATTTTACGAATGACTCGCGTGTCCCTAGATAAGGTGTCACGGGAAATCTATCCAACAAGTTACTAAATTTGTTACCCATTTCCGAATCGGGAATAAACAGAGGCATGTTTTGAATCAGGTCGTAATATTTCCGTTTTGTAACTGCATTCGGACTTTCCGGATAGGAATGTGCTATTGTGTGTAAGAAAAACCAGTAATGCGGACCCCATACATCGGGATCAAAATTCATGTGAGGTAAAGTATATAGAACAATGTGATTATATACTTGAGGATTGAATGAATAAAAATAATCATTGTAATAATTGCGGTAAACCTGGACACCTATTTAATCATTGTAAAATGCCTATTACTAGTACTGGTGTGATCGCCTTTCGATATACGACGACTGGATCGATTGAGTATCTATTGATTAGGAGAAAAGAGAGTTTAGGTTATATCGATTTTATGCGAGGTAAATATTCTGTGCAAAATAAGGACTATATAATGAATATGTTCAAACAGATGACCGAATTGGAAAAGGAGAGGTTACTTACATTAAAGTTCGACACCTTGTGGAAAGACATATGGGGAGAGGGATTTTATAATAATCGATATAAGATCGAAGAAAGCATATCGCGAGAGAAACACAATTCTCTCTCTCTGGGAATCGTTTTGAAGAATGAATTTTACACAATAGAAAGTCTTATCAATGAGTCAAGAGCATCTCCAAGTTGGAGTGAACCCGAGTGGGGTTTTCCAAAGGGTAGGCGAAATAGCAATGAAAATGATTTTGACTGTGCACAGCGCGAGTTTTGCGAAGAAACGGGATATACACGAGATGCGATCAAACCTATTCATAATGTCCTGCCATTTGAAGAGACATTCATGGGTTCGAATTATATGTCGTACAAGCACAAGTATTTTTTAGTCTATATGAACCACTGCGACACACTGAATATGGATAATTTTCAGCGGTCTGAGGTCAGCAAAATGGAATGGGGGGATATTGACAAATGTATGACACTTATTAGGGACTACAATTTAGAAAAGAAGCGTATCATTCTGAATGTAGACGCGTGTCTAAAACAGTTGGAGGTTTACCAACTCTAGGGTCGGTTGTAATGATGAATTATAATGTTATCGTTATATATAAATGTCACATGAAAAGAAGAAGAAGGACGGTCCAAAATATAAAATATGGGACAAGTCGAAGAACGAATATATATTCAACCGTGTATATGACCTACGCAATCGAGACAACGAAGGAAATCGGATCATGCCACTCGGTATGCGTGTCGCATTGAGAGAATCTGGTATGAGCGACGAGCAATTCAATAAAAGTTACAAAGGTGTCGTGGTGATGGAGGAAAGTAAAATCAAACAGTTCACTCGCAAGAAGAAGGAACCGGTAACCAATCAAAAAGGTACGCGTAAAGTGCGCTTTCGAATTATAGACGATGATGATGAGCAAAAGAAAGAGGATGCGGAAGACCTGCAAAAAGATGATGCAAAACGCCGTCCGAAAGGAAAACCCTTCCACATCTGGGATAAGACTAAAAATGAATACATTAAAATGAGGGTTTATGATATTAGGAATAAAGATGAAAATGGGAATCGTTTAATGCCTATTGGATTAAGGAAGTTGCTAACGGATGAAGAATATAAGAAAAACTACCTTGACAAAAGCGACGGTAAAATAGTTGTAGTTGATGAACAAAAACGGCCTGTTTCAGAATCCATTGTGGATCAACTATTTTCATTACACCCTACTGTGGTTGCGAATGAGCCTCCGATTAAAATTTTTGTTCGTAAACAAAAACAGGTACCTGTACCGGCTGATGCTCCACTAGTCGGAAAACGAGAGGAGGCCAAACAGGTTGAGGAAGGAGAGAAAGAGAAAGAGAAAGAGAAAGAGAAAGAGGGAGAGAAGGGAAAGGGAGAAGAAAGCAAAGAAGGAGAAAGCAAGGAAGAAGGAGAAGAAAGCAAAGAAGAAGGAGAAAGCAAGGAAGAAGGAGAGAAAGAGAAAGAGGAAGAAGAAAAAGAGGAAGAGGGAAACAACGAAAACCCGCCACTCCCCGATCCCGAATCTAGTGACGAATCCTATATCGATGACCCAGAATATGACTTTTTGTACCCAGAATTGAGTGATCCAAATTTCAATATTAAAATCGCAAAACGCAAGGAATTCAGCGATACAAAATATGACGGTACAATACACGATATTAAAAAGCAGGCGAACATACTATGTAATTCGGATTTCGAGCTTATGCCTCATCAGTTATTCGTAAAAAACTTTCTCTCATTGCATACTCCCTACAATAGTCTATTGTTATATCACGGATTAGGTACTGGTAAAACATGCTCTGCGATTGGTATATCAGAAGAAATGCGATCGTATATGAAGCAGGTAGGATTGAAAAAAACGATCTTAATTGTCGCCTCCCCAAACGTGCAAGATAATTTTAGATTGCAATTGTTCGATGAGCGAAAGCTGGAGAAGAAAAATGGTGCATGGAATCTGAAATCATGTGTTGGTGATAGTCTCTTACGTGAGATAAACCCCACTTCTATAAAGAATCTAAGTCACGAAAAAATATCTAGTCAGATACGATCTATCATAAAACAATATTACGAGTTTATGGGATACACACAGTTTGCCAATTATATAAATGATGCCATAGAGGTCAAAGGTATTGGATATTCGAGTGCCGAAATAAACCGCATACGATTACAAAAGATAAAAAATACATTCAATAATCGACTCGTGATAATAGATGAGGTACATAATATTCGTATAACGAAAGAGAACAAGAATAGGAAATCTGCCGAACTACTCATGAATATTGCAAAACACACGGATAATATGAGGCTATTACTCATGTCGGCCACGCCAATGTACAATTCATACGAGGAGATTATATGGATAACCAATCTTATGAATCTAAATGATAAACGCACAACTATCAGTACTGCGGATATATTCGATAAGCATGGTAATTTCAAGTCTCCCGAAACTCGCACACTATTGCAACGTAAACTGACGGGATATGTATCTTACATCAGGGGAGAAAACCCATACACATTCCCATATAGAGTTTATCCTACCAAAGACCCGAACTTCGTATATCCAACGAGACAATTCAATGGTAAGCCTATCGCTGTCGAAGATGTTCCAAAATACGTACCTGTTTATATGAACAGAATAGGAGACTATCAGTTACAGTCATACAATCAGATCATTGAAAATTTGCGAAAGACAGATATGCAAGCATTCAATGATCTCGATTCATTCGGATACACAATGTTACAAGGACCTATTGAGGCTCTGAATATGGTTTATCCTACCGATGACTTGTCCGATGACGGACTCAAGATTGGAAAGCGTGGCTTATCTAACGTAATGAATTTCAAAGAAGTACATACAGACAATAAACCACAGAGATACAATTTCGAATACAAGTCTAATAAATATGGTCGCATATTTAACAAGTCCGAACTCTACAAGTATAGCGCTAAAATCGCGAAAATATGTGACATGGTAAGGAACTCGGTCGGTATAGTAATGGTATACTCCCAATATATCGATGGCGGGGCAGTTCCTATGGCCCTCGCTTTGGAAGAAATGGGATTCACACGATATGGATATGAAAGTTATACCAAATCGCTATTCAAAACCCCGCCAGTGCCTCAAGTCGGTATAGATAGCAATACTAAAATGTTAAGTGAAAGTAATGTAGTAAATCCGGCGAAATATGTGATGATCACGGGAGATAAGACATTCTCTCCAAATAACGATGAGGACATCAAGTATCTAAATAGCCTGGAGAATCTAGATGGAGAGAAAATCAAGGTAGTGATAATATCCCGAGCGGCCGGCGAAGGCATTGATTTCAAGAAAATTCGGCAGGTCCACATATTAGAACCATGGTATAACATGAATCGTATAGATCAAATCATAGGTCGTGCGGTGCGCAATATGAGTCATTGTAGTCTCCCGTTTGAAAAGCGCAATGTAGAGATCTTTTTACATGCTACCGCAATATCTACGGAGGAGGAATCCGCTGATCAATATGTGTATCGCCTCGCAGAACACAAGGCGATAGAAATAGGTAAGATAACGCGCTTGTTGAAGGAAGTTGCCGTAGATTGTATCTTGAATATAGGTCAGAGTAATTTCACTGTAGAAAAACTTCTCGAAATGGCAGAGAATAAAACGATACGCATTTCGCTATCTAGTGGAAAGGAAATCGATTATAAAGTCGGTGATCGTCCATTTACGGAGACATGTGATTATATGGACAACTGCGCGTTTACATGTGCCCCTTCTCCAGATACAAAAATAACAGATAAGGATATTAAACTGGATACGTATAATACCAGTTTTGTTAGCAACAATAATCCTCTTATCATCCAACGGATTCGCGATATATTCAGTGATGTACCGAAAGGCAGGCATTTCCTAACGAGCCAGGAATTGATAGATTCTATAAATGTAATCAAACAATATCCAATCGAGCAAATTTATTCTGCACTAACATATCTAATCGACAACGAAAACGAGCATATAGTAGATCGATACGGGAGAACCGGAAATCTCAGAAATAACGGTGAATATTATGTATTCCAACCAATCGAAATAACAGACACGTCTGCATCCATCCATGATCGTATTGTACCCGTTGATAGTAAACATTCGCATGTTCATATTAAGTTACCCGCCAAACAAGAAAAGGACATGGACCAAGATATTCAATTCGACACCATAATGAGCAAATTACACGATAACTACAAGATCGCATTCGAAAACAAGAATAATGCCGACGTAAAGTCATGGTATGGCATATTGCGACACATTAGTGAACACATAAAAGACACACATAAGATTACTATTGAACAGCTAAAAAAACATACAGTATACCACATGTTAGACGAGCTTAATTTCAATACACGCCTGAGCTTATTGAATGTGATATATAACAAGGTATGGAAGCCGAGTTCGGACTTTGAAATTGTGGTACGTGATTATTTTGATGAACGAATGGTGACTGACAAGCGAAGCGGGGCAATAGGCTATTTATTATGTAAAGACAACACTGAAACTTTCAAAGTATATTCTCAAGTGGATGTCGAAAGCAAACTAACATGGGAGATAGCCGACCATACAACATCGGATAATATACTGCGATCAGATGAATTCAAACAGAAGTATATATTTAACAAGGCATCTCTCAACGACTTGATTGGTATCATTGCTTGGTGGGAAGGGCACGACGAATATGTATTCAAAACACGAGACCTGAATGACTCTGTGAAAGTGGGCGCCAAAGTCAGTCAGGCACAGATCAAGAATATTATTACAAAGATAAACAAAACATTAGGAGAGACGGTTTATACGATTGTTAACTACATCGATTATATGGGAGAAGGTAAAACAAAGCTAGTCGTATTGCTCGAAATACTATTAAGAGAATTTAACGAGACTAAGAAGGATCATATATGGTTCTTAAGCAACGAACAAGTTATAGTAAATCGCATCAACAACTATAGCAGATAAAATTGAAACAGAATTGTACTTACAATTATAATATAAAATAACACCTTATATTATAAGACATGTCTGAAGTCTACAGCGTCTACATCAAATCGATCATGTCGCAGAAGGTGTATCTCACGGTGGGCGAGATCGGTAATAATGTAAAGCAGATCTTGGAAGAGAAAATAATACTGGCAAACGAAGGCAAGTGTATAGCAGAGGGTTTTATCAAACCTAATTCGGTGAAGATACTGAGTTATTCATCGGGCATTATTGGATCGAACAGCGTTGAATTTCAGACAATATATGAGTGTATGATGTGCCATCCAGTGGAAGGCATGTTGATTGAGTGTACTAGCAAAACGATAACAAAGGCGGGTATACATGCACATGTAATCGACAAGGACGAGGTTATTCCCGTCACAGTTTTTATCGCGCGCGACCATCATAATACGGATCGCTATTTCAATAGCATAAAGGAAAACGCAGAAATATTGATTAAGGTAATTGGTATCAGGTACGAACTGAATGACCCGTATATATGTGTGATCGGTAAACTGCTCGAGAAGCGAATGGAAGAGAAGGAGCAACCGAAAGAGAAAGGTAAGAATCCGCGCATGAAAATAATGAAATAAACTAATAAATAAAACAAATATAAAATGATGCGATGATTTATAAATAAATGGAGGATACATCAGGAGAATTAACGTATATAAAAGAAAAGATCGAGTCAATGCCGAAACCTCATCATATTGAAATACTGCGAATCCTGAAAAAGGCGCCAAATATCAAGATCAACGAGAATAAGAGTGGAGTTTACATCAACCTATCTTTTTTACCGAAGGAAACATTGGCTGAAATTACCAAATATATAAACTACATCCAAGTACAAGAACATACCATCCAAACGGTCGAATCGCAGAAGAATACTTTCAAGACTGAGTTTTTCAAAGAGGAAGAACGTATATAAACAAATCATTCCAATAATATTATGTTTAGTATTATTGCAGCAATTTCTAATAATAATGGAATCGGTATGGGCGGAACGATCCCATGGTCAGAACCGGTAGATATGCGATATTTCAAACAGATAACCAGTAATTCGCATAGCACAGACAAGCGAGTTCGCAATGCAATCGTAATGGGTCGCAATACCTATGCTAGTTTAAACGGGCGCGTCTTGCCAAATAGAGTAAATGTATGTATATCATCTTCTATAACCGGTGAAAATATATATACTAACTTACAGAGTGCTCTCGACGCATTATATGCGGATCCACTCATCAGCCAAATATTCATCATTGGTGGCGGACAATTGTATAGAGAGGCTATTGTAAGACCCGACTGTAAGGATCTATATATTAATCATATTGATACTGATTTGGAATGCGACGTATTTTTTCCGCACATAGACCACAATACATATGCTCTCTGTAACACTGAAATATTAACACCTACAATCACGGCTCGATATTATCGTAACAAACAAACGTCAATAGTATAAAGACATCGTCATATGGATATATACAAATGTCAGTATACCACAATTTATTCGCAAAGAATGCGTTCGATAGCCCGGAGAAGATCGAACTGCTAAAACCTTACATGTATAACGGAGAACAGCTAAGCTTGCGAATAGACGAAGCAATACCGGAACCCATAATCGTCGAGAAGAAGGTTGTACCCACGTCCGTTTTTTTCCCAGATAAAAAGGATACGCTCTTTTGGTGTATATTTGTAGCAAATAATGGCATGGCAGAATACGAATCTATCGGACGCGGATATAGTAATATTGAAATTGACGAAAAACACAAGATCACTAATTATATAAAGGGGCAACCGAATCGATTGAAAAACACAAACCACAAGATTACCAATGTCGTTATACAAGAGATTATGTCCGACGTATTGACTAACAATATGCTGAATGTACAGTCTCTCCTGGCACTGGCCGTTTTTTATAAGAAGAGAATCATCCTAACAAAGGGGGAAAAATTCTATATTGATATATGCCCTACCGATGAAGTTGTTGGCACTATTGTATTATTGAAAAATGACAAGGGAGATTATGGGCTCGGATCGAATGATATGATCAGTAAGATCGAGTCTGAGCAGTTCTGTCTGCAAAAGTACGATAGACCATTAAATGCGGTTTCCAATCTATCGATCGACGAATTAAAAGAGATATCGAACAAGGTCGGATTCGAAATGAAGGGTAAGTACACGAAACCAGTATTGTATCAGGAATTGACAAGATACTGCTTATGGTAAAATTGATTGATCAAATGATATAAAATAATATATGAAATTACTATATATCATTATGGAAACTCAGAAAGAGTTAGAGATAGAGAAAGAGAAAGAGAATAAAATGAATCCCAGCGCACAAATGGATATTATCATCGAAAATTATTTAGCGAACAATCCAGTGGGAGGACGCGCCGATGGTAAACAAAATGAGGTTGAGATTCGTTTTGGGTCTGATATCAAAAAGCAGAAAATTTCTCAGATCGATTACGAAAATGTCATCAAAAAACTATATGGTTCTGGGTTTATAATTGAAAACTCCGAAGGTATTCACAGTCTGCGCATCTTTCACGAATATACAGACAAAACTACGGGCAGTTCTATGATGTCTAATATCCGCACTGAAGTAGTTGGCATCAACATGATAAAGGAGTATTGCAAAACGAACAACCTACAGACAATCCTGGCTCTACCCGGATGTGGTCGAGAGTCGGTAGTTTTCACACAGAAAACGAAGCCTAAGACGGACAAGGGCGCATTTATAAACCCCGCCGATTTTAAAGATTTCAATATACGTCTGTCTTACCAACTCGAGGATAACCACAGGCCAATGTCGAACATCGCTAACAATATCGCGAGAAAGTGGCAGGACGCCAAAAAGACCTTTCGTCATATGAACCGAATTCGATTTAGACATGATACACTACCGTTTTACGCGGATCTGAGCATAGTTAGAAAGTCCAAAACGACAAATGGAGGCATTCCTATGAAATATTACACAATTCAGGATGCAGGAGTTTTCAATAACCCCGAAACGTATGAAATCGAGGTCGAATTAAACAACTCAATGATTGGGGTAGGTACGGAATATAATACGGTGAAATCCATTACCGACGCAATCAGAAAGATGATCCGGATCGTTATGGGCGGAATCCAGGGGACCAACTATCCTATCTCATATACGGTGGCAAATGAAGTTAAAATTGCGTACATGCGATTGTTACACGGCGATGATTATCAACCCGGACGCATCCAACCGCGCGATTTCGCTGGACCATCATCGCAGACTTTGCAAATACAGAATGTGATGGTGGCGAATGCAAACTCGACCGTACCAAACATTCGGAAAAACTACACGGTAACAGACAAGGCGGATGGTGATCGCAAGCTCCTTTTTGTAAACAGTAAGGGTGATGTCTATATGATCGACACGAATATGAACGTGATATTTACGGGTGCGCGGACGCCAAACAAGGACCTGTTTGATAGTTTATTGGACGGTGAACATATCAAAAATGATAAAAACGGAAAAGCCATCAACCTATACGCAGTCTTTGATATATACTATATAAACAAACGTAGCACTCGTGAATTTGCATTCTATAATAATTCCGGTGAAGCTGACCCTGATGCGTCCAAGCAGAAATATCGTGTTGTTCTCATGAAGCAGTTTGTGGATCTATTAAAGCTGACGAAGACCTGCGATTTCGCTATAAAATGTAAGATGTTCTACAGCGATAGTCCATCGACAACCATATTTGACGGTTGTTCCAAGATTCTCTCTGATATGCAGGATGGAGTGTATGAATACAATTCCGATGGACTAATCTTCACTCCGTGCAATACTGGAGTTGCGAGCGACGCGGTAGGCGTGGCAGGCAAACTTAACAAGCCACTTTGGGCGCAATCGTTCAAGTGGAAACCGCCTGAGTATAACACCATAGACTTCCTGGTGTCGATAAAGAAGGATAAGAGTGGTAAGGACGAAATACACAATATATTTCAAGATGGCCAAAATATGCAAGGGCACAATAATATCATTCAATACAAAACTATCGTACTGCGATGTGGGTATGACGAACGCGACCGCCGACATGGATATTTAAACCCATTCGAGGATATTGTTCAAGGCAGATATGACAGTACCGAAGTTGGGAATGAGGATGGATATAAACCAGTTCCGTTTCAACCAACCAATCCATATGACCCAAATGCGCAATTTGCTAACATCATATTGCGAGAAGATGGAAACCAGGAGTTGTCTCTCTTTACCAAAGAAGGGGAATATTTCGAAGAGGATATGATAGTTGAGTTCAGCTATGATATGACAAAACCTACTGGCTGGAGATGGGTACCTCTTAGAGCCCGTTACGATAAGACTGCCGAATTGCGAAGTGGTCTTAAGAATTACGGTAATGCATACCATGTTGCAAACAACAACTGGCAGTCCATTCACCGACCAGTTACAGAAGAGATGATCAGTAAAGCGGTCAATATCCCGGATTATATAGAGGAATGTGGAGAAGAGGAGAACGGAGACGCAAACGAGGGCGTTTATTACAATCGCACCGGTAATGAAAAGAAGACAAAGTCATTGCGCGATTTCCACAATCTGTATGTGAAAAACAAGCTTATTAAGGGAGTATCGAATCGTAATGATATTTTGATCGACTATGCTGTGGGTAAAGCAGGCGACTTGCCGAAATGGATGTACGCAAATCTGTCATTCGTTCTTGGCATTGATATATCGCGCGATAATATACACAATCGCATTGACGGTGCCTGTGCTCGCTATCTGAATTACAAACGTACTGCTAAGGACATGCCGGGAGGTCTTTTCATAAACGGAAATAGTGGAAACAACATACGGAAGGGTGACGCGTTCACAACACAAAAGGACAAGGAGATTGCAAACGCGGTATTTGGTAACGGACCTAAGGATGCGAAATTCCTTGGCGAAGGCGTATACAAAAGATACGGAATCGGCCACGATGGATTCAATATAAGTTCATGTCAGTTTGCTCTGCACTACTTCTTAGAAAGCAATGCCAGTATACATCGGTTTATCCGCAATCTTGCGGAATGTACCAAAATAAATGGATATTTCATAGGCACGTGTTTCGACGGAAAGGCGATATTCGATCTATTGGAAGACAAAGACGAAGGAGGGTCATTTGTTATCATGAACGACGGTAAAAAGGTATTTGAACTTACAAAGATGTATTCGCAAACTGGATTCCCCGACGACGAGACGTGCGTTGGATACCCAATTAATGTGTACCAGGAAACAATCGGCAAAACTTTCCGCGAGTACCTGGTAAACTTCGATTACTTGCGACGCTTGATGGATGATTACGGCTTCATTCTAGTCAGCAAAGAAAAGGCAGTTCCTATGGGATTACCAAATGGAAGTGGATTGTTCGGAGAACTTTTCAAGACGATGGAGCACGAAACCAAATTCGACAGCAAAAAAATTGCAGACTATAATAATGCTCATCTAATGACAGTCGACGAGAAACGCATATCATTCCTGAATCGTTACTTTGTATTCCAAAAGGTCAGAGCGGTCGCAACAGAACAACTAGGAAAGTTAATGGTACATACACCAGTGATCGAAGACAGTAAGAAGGCCGATGACGAACCTAAGAAAATAACCAAGATGACGGGAGATAAAGTTACGATCGGCGAAGGAACCATCAAGATGAAAGTAAAAAGGAGCAAAGACAAAGACAAAGACAAATAAAATCAATATAAACCGAATTAATAATATATATCCAGATGATCTATATATTACTACCAACTGTCAATATATCTATATATGATTCTATTGAGTGTACGAGCGATGAGAAAATACCAACTCCACTAATATCAAACTCACTCTCACACTATCTTTATCACATAAAAAACAGAATCGATACATATGGACGTGACTGGGATGACTTCAGAAAATATACAAATCCATACGAATATATAAACACGATCGTGCCTAACAAATCAAAATGTATCTCTAAGTATAAGCCACTCTCGAGGTCGTATTTCAAGATGATAGAATTATTATCCTTTTTTGATATATTCGTAGCAGATACAAATGCTAACGTATTTGATAGTAAGCCGGCCAAGAAAAATGACCAACCTCATATCAAGAGTTTTCACTTGGCAGAAGGACCTGGTGGTTTCATAGAAGCACTCGCAAATATCCGTAAAAATCCAGAGGATAGATACATCGGCATGACCATATTAGATGATGCAAACGATCATAATATTCCAGCATGGAAGAAAAGCGACCATTTTCTCAGAAATAACCCGAATGTGTATATTGAAAATGGCAGTACTGGTACCGGAGACATCATGTCAACCGCGAACTTTACATACTGTGTCGATAAATATGGGTCATCGATGGACTTCATAACAGCTGATGGCGGATTTGATTTCTCTAGCAATTTCAACAACCAAGAGGTAAACATAGGCAAGTTGCTTTTTGGACAGATATGCTATGCTCTCTGCCTACAAAAAAAACACGGACATTTCATACTCAAGATATTCGACTGTTTCATGGAACATACGATAGACCTGTTGTATATTCTCTCTGCTTTTTACGAAAAGGTTTATATTACCAAACCAAACACGAGCAGATACGCAAATTCCGAAAAGTACGTTGTCTGCAAAAATTTTCTGTTTTCTTCGAATGTAGGCTTCTTACCAAAGCTGAAGAGTTGTCTTGAAACCGTTATCGCTGGAAATCAACCGATTCATCGCTTCCTACAATGCCCGATATCGAGCTATTATATAAACCGACTCGAGGAATATAACGCAATATTCGGACAACAACAAATCGAAAATATCCAACAAACTATCATTCTTATTGAAAACAAACACAAGAGTGATAAAATCGATCAATATATAAAGACGAATATACAAAAGTGCATAAACTGGTGTATCAATCATGGTATCTTACACAATACCTTTTCTAGTAATTTGAATGCATTTATTAGACCATCACCATTTGACTAATTCGCCGTCGAAATCTTCCGCGACATACATTGTCTCATTTCAGAGGAGTAACTAGCGAAAGTTGGGGTCTTCTTTACAGGATATCCAATCTTATCCTTCAGTGTATAGCCATATTGCGATGAACCATATGCTAATGCATTTGCCGTTTGTTCTCCGTATGCACTGCGGAAACTAGATCCTACTGTAGTAATCGTATCATATTTTTTACGATTGATCAGGTCACTCGACGAAACTGCGCCTTGTGTACCGAACTGTGAATTGTTTGGTTTGTAATAAATGGGTACATAAGGTGGTAATAATGACGGCGTATTCGGACCCGTAAATATAGTATTGCTTACATTATCTTGTGATACTGGAAATATGCCAGAATTAAATCCGAGACCGGTCAACAATTGAGAGTTTGATACATCTATAGATACGTTTGAATTGCTACTGACATCATACCATGTAACTGGATTGGATATAGGCAGAGAATAGTTTATCAAATCGAAAACCGTACTGGAACTGAAGGTGGCATAAAGTTGGATGCGATTAGACGCATTGTCATATGCGAATCTCAACAAATACACCTTATTGAGCTGTGGTAATTGTAAATAATAGTGTAGGTTTTCAGACATTGTGTTGAATAACAATTGATTTAAATCATCAATGTCATATGAACCGGCGGGAACATTCACGGTGTATGATAAATCGTCCAACCAAATGTAAGTGAAACTGGTAGATTGGTTTATCTTGTACTTGGCACAGTGATTGATTCCATTTGAGGCATAGATATTTTGAATAGACGCGTTCGTACCTGGTTTAACGGTACTGTTTCCATATTTCACGTGGAAATATTGGTTCTGTTCAAAAGAGATATTGCGACTGTTGAGATACTGTTTAGTGGATGTATAGTACGTGTCATTATTTGCCCCGGTGTTAAAATTGCGTTTGATCATCCCACTACTTCTAACACGCCTTCTCGCATTTGCCTCGGGAGATAATATAACATCACATGATTCTTGGGGATGTTGGCATACATTATTTTCATAATTTATATCCATGGTGTTGGCTAAACCAGTTCTATTAGAAATACTCGTTGTGATCACTCCACCCGGTCGATCGAAATCATCTATTTTAGTAGAAGTTCTCTGACTACAATTCGTTAGTGAGCTACTGGCTATCTCCTTACGATATATTTTCAAGGGGTTTGCAGTGAAAAAATTCTTATTAGCTGTCGGTTTATTAAATTTTATACCTGCACTGATTTGCTGAAACGTTAAGCCTTTCCATTGAATAACTGTATTGTCAATCATTATTATATCGTCTATATATTATAGAATATGAAATTAAATTCAATGAAACCTATAGTTCTATCTGCATTGGTAATATTATTTAGTGGCATCCTCTTGTGGAATGCCTACGGTCGAACCTTTCAAGAAGGTATAGATGGACCCACCCTTCCTACTGAACCTTTGGCGGCGCAGGATGCCGTAGGTAAGAAGATCAAGGAGGTTTGTGACTATGCATTTAAAACGGTACAAACTAATAAGGAGAATGATCTACTTAAACAGCTAGATCAACTGAAATTAGACCTCAAAAAGGCTCAGGATACAAATGATGTGCTCGTAAAGGCGCAGAAGACCTAAATATCCCACCAAACAATAACAATAACAAAAACAACCTAAATATTATATGCGATATTGATTAATGAACATCGCATATAGCCTGGAAAAAATTAATCTACAGAATGTATTTTTCTTGGATAGTAAAAAAAATATAATCATGGATGGAAAATTCACTAAAATTATATATTCGGATAGCCTAATCTCCACTAGTGGTATTTCAGCAGCGGTTCCGTTCCGAAATACATCAATTGATAAAACCTCGAACCGCAATCTATTGAAGTTTTCGTCCACTGATCTCACAAATATACGAATAGCAACCCAGCTTATTGACATAGAGCGGGACATTATCGATTATTACAAGAACCTATCACAGAGCAATAAGACTCCGGTGTTAACTCTCCGGGATCATATTAAAAATGGATGTATAAAGATATATCGCGAATCGTTTAACCCTAAAAGTGTAGTAAGATATGTGGTTAAAATCTCGGGTATCTGGGAAGACCAATATCGGGTTGGATTAACCTACAAGTTTATTGAAACCTATCCGCTTATCTGAACATACCCATTACCGCACTACCACGTCGTCTGCTAGGAAATGGCACGTTACTCTTCAATATATTCATAAAAGATGATGTAGCTGGGTTATGTTCGCGATTAGTATCGAACTGCGATACATTCACGAAACCAGTCGAATCGTCAATATTATAGTTCAGTTGTGAGATAGAGCTTATTCCTTCACCATTGTCAGATTGAAATGCATCGAACTCTGTCTTGTTTATCTTTCGTGTGACTCCGTCCTGTATCTGTATAATATTTTTATCCAATAATGGATAGAACTGAGTGCGATCGATAACGAGGCCTTTACTCAGAACGCGGTTATTTAAGGCGTTATCCTCGAACCCCCATGCCCACAGATTGGGGAATCCATTTGTTTTCTCGAAATCGCCCGCAGTTATAGAAACGATGCCACCAAGTGCAAATTTGAATCCGTAGAAGTGTTTAACAACTCCAGTAGTTGTATGGTAGTTCAAAAATCCTGCTGTCATTGGCATTGTATCGATATCGTTGAAAACGAGGGTGATGTTTTGATAATCATCGGGGTACATATTTTTAACAACCAAAAACCCTATATTTTTCATCGCTCCTCGATTGAACTCGCGTGTATCTAACTGGTGGATATAGAGTATTTTGTACGATGAAGTGGGAATATTTGAAAGTACTGTCTTCATGTGCACTGAGAAGAATTCATACTGTTGTTGGCGATCCCTATAGGGTACGATGAATATCAATTTAGGATTCGCAGATTGTTGAGATGATGCAGACGGTGTTGTGATGTTGACCTTTTTGGCAGAATACGTTGAAGAGATTATGTTTGATTTCTCGATATTTGCAACAGACTCCTCAACTACAGTGATGGTAATAGGCTCCTCAGCAATGGGTTCTTCGGTAACTGTAACTGGTTCTTCGGTAACTGTAACTGGTTCTTCGGTAACTGGATCCTCGGTAACTGTAACTGGTTCTTCGGCAACTGGTTCTTCACTGGCGGGCTCCTCGGCAACTGGTTCTTCACTGGCGGGCTCCTCAGCAACTGGTTCCTCAGCAACTGGTTCCTCAGCAACTGGTTCCTCAGCAACTGGTTCCTCAGCAACAGGCTCCTCAGCAACTGGCTCCTCGGTAACTGGCTCCTCAGTGGCGGGCTCCTCAGTAACTGTAACTGGCTCCTCAGTAACTGGTTCCTCAGCAACTGGTTCCTCAGAGACGGGCTCCTCAGAGGCAGGCTCCTCGGTAACTGGCTCCTCAGTGGCGGGCTCCTCAGTAACTGTAACTGGCTCCTCAGTAACTGGTTCCTCAGCAACTGGTTCCTCAGCAACTGGTTCCTCAGAGACGGGCTCCTCAGTGGCGGGCTCCTCAGTAACTGTAACTGGCTCCTCGGTAACTGGCTCCTCAGTGGCGGGCTCCTCGGTAACTGTAACTGGTTCCTCAGAGGCGGGTTCCTCGGTACTGGTAGCAGGCTCCACAAATTCTTCGTTTACAACACTATCTTCCGACATAATATATTATATATAGAATAATATATTTGTTTTTACTAAACTAAACTTATACAAACGCAAAAAACGTGCCTATAGTGCATAAAACGTGGAATACCCCATGCGAATGTATATGTTCGGTACAGCACCATTGAATCGATGAATAATAATCGCTATAATAAAAGGATATTCCTATAAGGAAAAGAATGCTGATATATTGCCAAGTAAATCCACGCTTCCATAAAGTGTAACTGATAAACAAAAACAATGTAAGTTTCGCGACGACAGCATCATAAATATTGATATCAGATCCAATAACTGGATCTGACCAGAAAAAATAAGAAAGAATTACTGTTAAAATTAGCATTAATGCGAGTAAAGTTTCATACGTATTTTTTTCAGAGAATAAAAAATAATATAGTGCCGGCAACCCAAACGTCGCACTGGTTAGGCGCAAAGCATGATGCATATATACAATATTAACATTCTTTTTATCTGGACATAACCTAATTTTAATTCGAATACTTGTCCATAATACAGTCTGGTATCAGTAAATGTTTACTATTTTCCAATTTTTTATAACACTTGTTGATCGTCACTTCGCTCACTCCACATACTGCTTTGATATCCATTTTACTAATATTCAGGTTACAATTCTGAGCAATCATATATATGATTCCCGCCGCAATAGAGTGAGGCGTATTGTCGTTAATAATACTGCGTTCATCTACCTTTTTCGCAATAAATTTCGACAACATCGTAAGCTCTTGATTTACATTGAGACGGCTACAGTAACGATCAATGAATGCAACTGGTTTCGTTGTACCCAACTCGGTCTGTCTCGACGGATCAAAACTGCGCTCGATATTATGCAGTATGTTTACGGCCATTGAACACCCGTTCGTAGCACTGGTTTTGTCCAGGTTGAAAATTTCGGCGATCTCATGTGCCGTTCTCGGACAGCCGTTCAATCTACAACTTATATAAAGTGACGCGGATTTGATTCCATCTCGATTCATCCCGCGAAACATCTGTTGTTCAGAAATGTCCTTGTGGATAGCCATAGCGTCATCTATAAATATCTTTGGTATACCAGAGTTCTGCGCCATAACCGTAATAAACTGGAATTCGTCATACAGCGATTTCTCCTTGTGTGGCATAGACTGCCATTCTGTCCATTTACGGATCTTGCGCATCTCATAGGTTGATTTGGTGGAACACAATACCTTGCACCCGTATGAGGATTCTACCAATAGCGGATTAATCGGATTTCCGCAACGAGTTGGGTCCTTGGCATTGCGATCATCGGCGCCATAAAATCGCCACTCCGGCGAATAGTCGAGTGTGTTGTTATAAATGATTCCGCACTCTGCGTTCGAACATGTCGGAAACCCCTCCTCCGTAATCACAAGCACACCGCTACACATAGCACATATCCCCGATTCGGTGATCTTAGTACATGAATGCACTTCCTCGGCATTGCGCGTCTGTTTATCTACATCGAAAATATCCCATAGTCTCGATTTTTCCGCGTTTGACAAATGGGTCTGCCGTTTTTGAGTTTTTGTATTCAACTTTGGATTCACGGACTCATCGGGTCCAGGTATTGGTTTCTGTGGCTTTACACGGATCCGAAATGTTTCAGATTCCATTCGTTATACTAATTAACATTAATAAAAAATAAACTATAACGCAATCAATTTTATATATATCCAGTGTACCTTTATACGTCAAATGATATCTTCTTTTCGATTTTTGCTAAAAGATCCGATCCATATACGAGATTGCCGGATGGCTTGTAATTTTTAATGGAGGCGTACTGCTTCTGGTCTTTTTGGTCGTTGGGTTGAGAGAGCAACTTGTTATCCGGGGTCTGGTCGTCCGTCTCTCGTTTTTCGATGACATTGCCTTTCTCATCGAGAATGATACCCATTTTTTTCTTAATCTCACTGCGAACATAGGATGGGACCCAGTTGTGCCATGATACGAATAAAGTATTCGGGTGTACATATTTAACATGAAATCCATTTTTATCCAATTGAGACACTAAATATCCAATACAATCCCCCTTGTCGTATATTGGCTCTCCCAAAATATACTCTGGGACTGCGAACCAAATAAACGTATCGGTACAATTTTTACTTTTTGCGGTATATTGAATCCGCTTGTGAATACGACCGAGTATCTTGTTAAAAATCGACAGTTGCTTGAGATCCCGTTTCTGGCGTTTATCATAGAGATCATCAATGTTTATTTTTCCGCTTGTTTCCTCTTCATGATCAAATAAAAAAATAGCCGACATTTTATTATATATACTATATAATAAAAAACATAGACATTAAACTAGTGGGACTATTAAGATATGAGCGATACTATCAAACATCTAGTTATTTCGGGAGGTGGTCAGACAGGGTTCACGTTCTATGGGATTATTAAGGAGGCATCTAAACAGGGCTTTTGGAATATAGCAGACATCAAGTCGATGTATGGTACATCGATCGGCACGTTTATTTCAGTCATATTGTGTCTGAAATACGACTGGGATACGCTGGATACGTATCTCATAAAGAGGCCATGGCAGGACATTTTTAAAGTCGATTTGTATTCGATCATCCAGGCGTTTGATAAACGTGGCATTTTTAATGTGAAAACGATGGAGGATATGATTGCACCTCTCTTTGCAGGTAAGGATATTTCGCTATCAATAACTATGAAGGAATTCTACGATTTGAACGGGGTCGAACTCTTCTTTTATGCAACCGAACTCAACTCGTTTAAACTGGTCAATATCTCATATAAAACACACCCAGATTGGCGGGTAATCGATGCTGTGTATGCCTCTTGTACTCTACCTATCATTTTCGCACCTCTCATTCAGTCGGGAGAATGCTATATTGACGGCGGGGCATTGTGTAGTTATCCAATGAAAGCATGTTTAGCAGACGGAAATAAACCAGATGAGATTTTTGGTATCAAAAAGGGGTTCGTAAACGATAATTTTATAAACGAATCGTCCTCTCTCTTTGACTATCTTATGGTGGTATTCAAGAATGTAATCGTAATGCTAAATGGATATGAAACTGGACTTATTCAGAATGAAATAATCATCAACGGAGATCACATTACCATCGACAACATCCTATCTCTAGCGATATCGAGAGAAGAACGCGAGAGAAACATCGAAAAGGGCGTTACCACATTTACTAGCTTTATAGACAAGAAGCGAAATATTGCAGCTCCCGATTAAGCCTTCGGGCGTTTGCATTTGAATTTGTCATCACGTATCTCTCCGGGTTTGCATTTCTTAGTGCACCGCTTCGTAGTTGGGTTCATCTCTTTATCCGGTGTACATCCGATACATTTGAATTTGGCATCGCGAATTTGCCCAGGTTTACACTTTACCGTACAACGCTTTGTAAGCGGATTCAATTCCTTTCCTATTTTCTCGCATTTATTACCAGTTGTTTGTATCTCTGCTTCTGCTTCTGCAATTGCCTCTCTAGGAGGTGTATGCGATAGACTGTGTTTTTTGAGTATTTCGTCATATTTATGTAGTAGATCATGCGCTGTAATACGCAAGCTGACCCTTGGATGAACCGCCTCTAAAAACAGATCGTCTAAATCGTCTGCTAATCCACTATCCATATAAGGTCTGAAGCTACCTAACATATATAAAAACGTGTACCCAAGTCCATACACATCAATTGTATTAACTGATTTTTTTAAAAACGCGTCGTAGTTTTCCAGTTTGATGTCCTCCTTCATCATTTCTTTATATTGATCTGTTATGTGTTTTATAACCTCATCCTTCCTCTGATTATTTCGTCCATGGGTTATGGCTGAGAAGAACATATTTTGCGGACTCGTGAGTATTTTTCGAAGCAATACGATCGAGTAATGATCCGGCCTCTTTGCAACCTCCATATAATCACGTTTATTCAAAAAGCTCATTTCAAATGGGAAAGTGGCATGTAAAATGGCAAATCCATATATTGATCTTTTACAATCGTCTATGATTTTAGCCACCATTGTCATGAGACCGAAATCAATGAAATTAATTCGGTGATTATCTTCGAAATATACGATGTTTTGTGGTTTCAAATCGTGGTGTACTGCACCATTTTTTACTAGTACAGATACGCCCTCTATGACTCGACGCACCTCGATCCAAAATTTATGTATATTCTCTACTGACTTGGTTGCCGTGACTTCATACTTCGCAAGATCTACACCACCATCTTGCATAATTAACAACTTATAGTCTGCAATGTCTTTGCTAGAAATGTCTCTGCATGTATCTATCTCTCTGCGCGCCTCTTCATTATCCGCTGGATCGCACTCAATCGGCTCACCTTGGTAGAATTTTTTATCCGCATCTATCGAATTAATTGTGCTATACTCTTTCATTTCTTTAAATGCTTCGCTAGCACGCATTATCTTGGAGATCTTTCCTGTGTATGATATACTCTTGTTTTTACATTTCAGACTGGGTTTATGTACACATCCGTAGGTGCCTTCCCCTATTTTTGGCATGTATATTATATACAGGTAATATAATATACTCTATCTCTATCTCTATCTCTAAAGTACAGAATTTACAAACTTCTCTAAAGACTCTTTCGATATCTTAGCGTCATATTCGTATATTTTACCACCTTCCGCAAAGAGTTTTATAGTGGGGTATGACTTAATATCAAGCTTGTCGGTTTCGTCTTTCACGGCGGGAATATTCGGGTCCGAACAATCCACCCTCTCACATATCAATCGATGCGTACCAATAGTTTTTCCGTCAAATGCTTTCTTGAAATCAACCCACGGTCCAACTTTCTCGTCCTTGTCACTCGCATTCTTGCAATATGGGCACCAATCCACCCAATACATCTTTAAGGTGGCAGTCTGATCGCGACGCGTGGCATTGGCTACATCATCAAACTCAGTTTTTTCCAACATAGGCTTACCGTATTTCAGATAAGTGTAATACCCAACAACCGTAAACAATATGAGAACAAAGAGTATGATTGCAATCGTCTGATACGGACGTATCATATTTAGGATAGCATCTATGAATCGAGACATTATATATTATTATTATATAAATTTTCCGATAACTAAACTATTCGTATAATATATACATGGACAAAACTAGAAAAAAGCGCGTATATACAAATATTGATTATAATAGCAACGACGGCATGTTAACCAGTGTATGGGGGCCGAGTATGTGGCATGTTCTCCATTCCATGAGTTTTAATTATCCAGTACAGCCACACATCGATGACAAGCACCGATATCGAGACTTCATTTATAGCTTGCAGTGGACATTGCCATGCGGTAAATGCAGGAAGAATTTCAAAATGAACCTGCAAAAGTTGCCACTGCGTATGAAACACATGGCATCTAGAGCTACATTTTCGCGCTATGTTTACGATCTACATGAACTAATCAATACAATGTTAAACAAACAGTCTGGACTTACGTATGAAATGGCGAGAGAGCGATACGAGCACTTTAGGTCGAGATGCACACAAACGGGGAATTACGTTCCGCCTCCCGCAGAGGATGGTTGCGTTGTGCCGTTGTACAAGGGGGAGAAATCGAAATGCGTTCTTAAAATTGTCCCTCAGTCAGAGAAGTGCGAGACTTTCCAGATCGACGAAAAATGTGTGAAACAGAATATTGAGTAACCGATTTAGCGTTCTTTATTTCATATAAAATAACTCGCAAATATATATAATGTCTGTAAATGATACAATACCATTCTGGTCTAATAATCCGAATATATTATTACAGCATATGGAGCTATTTCCAGTTGAATCAATGACATTTGAACAGAAGTTAAATGCTATCACACGTGGAGTAGTCTTACTGTCGATCATTGCACTCATCCTCAGTCGTGATATACGGTTTCTCATTGTTATGATATTCACGATATTGGCGATATATCTCTTCTATGCGCGTGAAATCGATCGTACTAAAAAGGTACCGGTAGCAGAGCAGTTTGAAAATCCGGCGGACCTTATATTGAAACAGGCGTCTCCCGAACTCTCGAAGGATAATGTGTTTGATGAACCCGATTCGTCGAATCCGTTCGGTAACGCACTGGTAACGGACTATGAATACAACCCGAAGAAGAAACCCGCGCCTCCCGCATTCAACGAGGGAGTGAACGAGAAGATCTTGAAACAGGCGAAGACGTTGGTTCAAGAGTTGAACCCTGACCAGCCGAACATCTCGGATAAATTATTCAGGGATTTAGGAGAACAGTACGTTTTCGAACAGTCGTTGCGACAATTCACGTCCAATCCGTCGACCACTATAGTCAATGATCAGACTGGGTTTGCCGACTTTTGCTATGGTTCCATGACATCGTGTAAAGAGGGCAATCTGTTCTCTTGTGCACGCAATTTGCCGAGACACACCAACTAAGTGCGGGACTGCCGATGTCCGCATACCCCCGTTGCGGGGACTAACGGCTTTGCCGATGTCCGCATACCCCGTCTTTGTATGGATGCGGGATAAAGCGTCTTCGCAAGGTGCGATATACCCCGTCTTGTATATATCTTTATACACAAGACATACCATTGCTATTTCGCAAGACATACCAATATTCTTCCGCAAGACGGGGTATGCGGGGTGTCCCCGCAATTTTTAATGTTTCAATATATTATAATATGGCCGAATTCTTCAATAACATGGAACGTATTGGACTCAATGATTCTCAGCGAAATATAGCAAACACCAAATTTTCGACATATACGATGGAGAATTATTTTAGCAGTAATGCCGATACTGCTGTGCAGTTTGCAACCCAAGTGCCGACCGTAAACTTTAAAAATACTGTCGGTGGTCTGCCCGGCTCTGCTGTCGATTTTGATTCGCTTCTTCTCATCGGCAACAAGCAGGATCGCAGTCTTGAGAAGCTCGATTTGGTTCAGCGCCCGTATTTAACAATTCCTTATTTAGGAAAAGGCGCGAGCAATCCCGCTCTCGAATCGGTACTGCAACAGGGCGAGCGCGTGAGCGACAAGAAGAGTGAATTTGATCAGGTGGAGAACGACAGTGAACAGGCGTTTCCTATGATTTCGAAGCTGAAGGACCGCGTTACGAACCCTGCGTATTCCGTCGAGGAGGCTGCACTCAATGGTTGGGTTCGCGGGGGACGTTCGTCGCGTGTTTAATAGTACAACTTTAGGTAAAAAAATATATGGATGTATTGTATATAAATGGCTGCTGAAACTATTGCTGATTTTATGACTAAAATAAACAGTGTGGATGGCACTGGTGGTGCTGCTATTGATCCTACGGATGAAACTCAAAAGAGTACTTTAATAAATCGTTTGTCGCATGCTATTATCGAACTGCTCGGACGCGTTCCTGTTACTGATTTACCTGGAGCAAAAACTGCATATATCGCAGGTTTAACAGCTGCGCTTACAGCTCTATATGGGCCTTCTCAGGCTGTGCCAGTAACTGTCGATGATGCGGTGTTCGGGGGTGGCAGTAGGTCATCGCGCCAAACTCGCAGGCGCAGGAACGGGGGCAAGCGCAACCAGAGGCGCTAATCGGAGAGAGGACAGAATTATATAATTATGTGTATTGTAATTATATAAGAGGTACATATGAGTGTAGAAGAATTACGGGCTAAACGAATACATCTAACAGAACATTTAAAATTGATAAACTCTCATGAAGCCAGATCCGACATTTTTCTGAATAGTGTATATAGCGCTTTACCGCCTCCAGCACAGCCTCCAGCACCACCTCCGGCACCGTCTTCAGCACCACCTCCAGCACCACCTCCAGCACCACCTCCAGCACCGTCAATCAAGCTTATGCAGTTTCTTGTTAATAATACACCCGAACAACAAGCGCAGTTCTTTGATGGGATATGGAATATAGATATAGATCGGAATGTAAGTATGCAAAATGCTCTTAGTCGACTTCCAGCTGATGATGATATGGACGAAGAATTGGGTGGCGGTAAACACAAGCAAAAACGTAGGCGAACCATTAAGCGAAAATATCGGGCATCAATCGCTGTTTAGACTATTCTAGCAAAATAAAATATTCATAGGTTTAATATAGTATATTTATATAGCAGTTATGTCAGCCCCTCCGGTGCCTCTAGATGTGCTTCATAAATATTATAGAAATAAAGCTGAGATTGATAGGATTGCTTCCAAACAAGGTAAATCCTTACAGGATGATATATATAAATGTCTACGTCGTAACTTGCGACCAGACCCACCAGGTGCTGTAGTGAGGGGCGATCCGGGAGATGACGAATATAGTTCCGGTGATTACTCTGATCTTGTTGCTGAATTTAATGGGTTGGGTGTACTAAATGATATATATGATAACAAAGGCAAAATAACCCACGAAATGACAGATCTATATAACGAATATATTGGCATGCTACCAGTGCAGGGTCCGGCTATGCAAGTTGATCCGTCTATGCAACTTGATCTTGCACTAGATCAGGCGGAAAATATGCAAGTTGCTGAGGCTGTGGAACAAGTACCGGGTGAAGATGCAGAAGGAAGGGGTGCTAAGAGGGGGCGTGAAACCTCCCCAGCAGGAGAGTCTTTTCCCTCTTCTCGAGCTGTTATAAATAACGCTAAAGCGAATAAGAAAGAAAATAGATTCAAAGAATTAGATAAGTATAAAAGAATACGTAGAGAATTGGAATTAAGGGTAAGTGATATAGCAGATGCAAGGAGAGTAGCATTAAAAGAATCAAGAAAAGTACAGAATGAAGATGGAGAGGAGGATTATGAAAATACAAGGTATGAAGAGGAAAATGCAATGATAGAAGGAGATAGGGGTGGGACAAAAGGAAAAAAGCGCAGGTACACGCGAAAGAAGAGGCGATAAAACAATATAAAAATCAGACCCCTTATATCAATATAATACAATGACGTATAATATTGATCACGACGTAAAATACACGGACAACTTTGAATATCGCGAGTCAATGCGCCAGGTATTTCGCATGACACCGACACCCACATTAGCGGAAGACATAGACGACGAATCGAGAGACGAACTCCTATATGACGATGCGTCGATTAGTGCTGGTCTAGACTATATTTTCGATGCCACCAAGGACGTACCCGCATTTAGTGAATTGTTCCTCGTTGGCGCCGGGCGCATGTTATCCAATAACAAGGAAATCGGTTTAGCCGTTGTATTCTCATATGACTATTTCGAATTGTTCCATCTCTGTCTCCGTGATTATTTCGCAGATCCGTCGGCATTCACTGCGAAAAACGAGAATTACGTGAAGCTGTGGAATAAAATCTCGTAACAATATAAATGGCTTCTACACGCAATAAAAATACTCCGGGAGATTATCGTTTAGAAAAGGATAGCATGATGTGCCAACGCAATTACTTGACATGCCCTACATTCGCACTGCCTACACAGTCCTATCACCCGGGTGATGGTTTGCTCGGCGCAAAGACATCGCGAGTTGCCATGTCATCGAATGCTTGCGACATTGAGTCGACCTTGTTTGGAATCGGCGCGAACAATTTAGAGAACCCGAAACCGAATGTCGTGCCACAACTCAAGACGCTCCAGAGCTTATCCGTAATGAATAAGACGCCCTTAATATTACCCGATATTGTAGAAATAAGTGGTTCGAATCGCCCTATGTACCTCAACTAGGGCAGGGAACCTACGGTTCCCCGCACCCCTCCCTTGTTTTTTGTATATCCCCCACATCTAATTCAATCGATTTTCTATTTTTCGTCGAATATCGATTTGCCATACCCTTTCTATTCTTAAATGTGGTCGTACGATTTTGTTTATGATTATTGTTTGTTTTTATCTCCTCCTTTGTCAGGACAATATTGGGTACTTCTTCTGGATCGGGATTCTCCCGATTGAATGCACTTAAAATTGCGTCTAAATTATAGTTGCCATCCGAGCTCTTTTCCGGTAGCTTATCGCATTTCTCGAAACTAACCTCAGTATATTCATTGCACGGTTCATATCTGCCATCTGGACACACTTCCATCGGGAGACGAATACAAGCATATATGTATTTCTTTGGCATGTATCAGATAAGTACTATAATTAGGCGGGATTTTATTACAGTATTTCATACGCTGTTTATTTTTTATATACAATAAAAAACAAACCATTAGAGAAGCACGCCCCATCCACGAACCCTACGACGATAAAAAACGATAACACGACGGCGCATTGTTTATATAGACGTATAGTTCTATCTAAACCGTTTTACCAATAGATATTGTGGTTGAACTTCACTATAAAGGGAGGGGTGCGGGTTGCGCCTTTGGCTAGCGACTTCGTCGCAACACCGGCTTCGCCGGTAGCAGTTGAAAACGAAGTTTTCCAGAACCGTAGGTTCCCTGCTCTAGTTGAACTTCACTATAGAGGGAGGGGTGCGGGGAACCGTAGGTTCCCTGCTCTAGTTGAACTTCACAATGATCTTCACCATTTCCTTCTTAATGCACTTGCACGCGGAAATGGAGAGCTCCTCGCGCTTCTTCCTCGTCTTACCATCCGCGCTGACGTTGTTATCAGGTGACATCTTTCGTCTTGACGTACTATTCCGCGAATTCATGTCGCTCTCGATTTCCGCGTAGTTTTCCTCGATGAATTCGAGGATCTTGTGCTCAATCGTCCACTTAAAAAAATTCAGTTGCCCGATCGTTGTCTCCATATAATTGTCGCCGTCATATGGAATTGAAATGCGGTCCCACCTACAAAAGGGGTCGAAGCGCTTCTTGCTATACGCCTTCAGCTTCAGTTTGTAATCGTTATACACCTTGAATCTCGCCGGATCGCCGTAATGATTGGTCAGTTCGTATACCGTGAAATTCTTCTTTGCGAAATTGGTAACAAACCAGTCGACGATTCGGAGAGAAATCTTCGATTCGCCGTTGATGATGGATATGGTCTTCTTGAGATGATCGCGGTTTTCATAGAATGTCATGAGATGCTGAAGCAAAAGCTCATTTTGCGTATTACACTTGGTTGCCATTTGGTTAATAGGATACTATGTGTGTTTTTTATATACATTACGTTGTAATATATATACTTAATGAACGACTATTGGGCCGGTGTGAATTTCATAGGTTTATTTCCATAAATATGTAGGTCACCCAACTTATCCATTCCACTATAAAAGGCTTCATTTGACGCTTTCATATCTTCGCTTGTCATCATTTTTCGAATCCAATGCTCAGCATCATTTACATCTTCAATATCATTACCCTGTACACCAACAACGGGTGGCGTTCCTGTTCCGCTTTTGCTGTATTTGACACGTCCTAATACTTGTTTAAGCGCCTCGCGTGTTTTACTCTCTTCGAATTGCTTCCAAGGCATATAGTTCCACAGAATATGTAGTAAACGCAGGTCGTGACTTCTATTACTGAGAGAAGAACTTATATAATGGTTGACTTCCTTTATGGGCGGTTCGAGCCACGAATAACCACTCTCATCTCCGCAATGTTCATAGCCTGTATTACATACTTTCGCTTTACAAACGAAATCGTATTCCTGTGATGAATCTAAATCTGCAGGTTTATAATTTATGTATGATCTCCCATAGTCAATCATTTTTGCAATATATTGATTTTTGAAATCTATTATAGTCCCATCTTTCATATGATAGTGAAAATGTATATATTTGCCAGTTACGGGTTTGTATAAAATTACATTATCTCCGTGCAAATCATAATGCGTAAAGTTAGATTGAAAGAAGGCTAATGTATAATAGATTTGATAGATCGAGTAAAATAAATCGTTCTTGATGTAATCAAAGTCAGGGGTGCCCTTGTACACTTTATCAGCAATTGAGGAAGCACCCTTAATATGTTGTATCAAAATACAAATAGTCTTTGAATATTTACAAGCCTCGCCAACGTCAATCACGCCTTGTGCGTATGGTATTAGCATTGAGTTTAAATCGAGAGGTCCAGATTTTACAGTTTGGATTTTCGTCCATTCGTCTATACTCTTATATTTATAGCATCCGTAACTTTCTACAAAACTGGGTGTCTTATTTAAGTAAGCTTTATTGAGTATATATCCTACGAAATATTCATACATCAGATTATCCGCGTCCTTTGTTCTGGATGATTTTAGGATGGCATGCGCTTTATACCCTTCGCGCTCATATTCAATCTCCTTTACAAACCCGTTGGCGGATACTGCGCCGATTGATCTTACATTTTGCACATAGTCGAATTTGGAGAATCCATTAAAAAAATCGAATATCTTTTTTCTCTCGTTGTCAAATGCGATGCAAACACCGGAATCGGAACATATCGATTGTAAGAACTTCGATCTAATTTTGATTGCCAGCTTTTTTAGTCCCGTCTTTTCTATTATTTTTTTTAACGTTTTTCTAGCATTTTTCTTCGCATGTATTTGCCCGATAGCCTCTTTAAGGGCACTGTCTCTAATTTTAACACTCCTGGCTTTTGCACTGGGTGACTTTGGCGTACCAGTTGATTTTACACTGGGAACTTTTGCACTAGGCGCCTTTGGCGTACCAGTTGCCTTTGCGCTGGGTGCCTTTGGTGTACCAGTTGCCTTTGGCTCTCCAATCAATTGTGCGCTGGTTGCCTTTGCGCTAGGCACCTTTGGCGTACCAGTTGCCTTTGCGCTGGGTGCCTTTGGCGTACCAGTTGCCTTTGGCTCTCCAATCAATTGTGCACTGGGAACCTTACCAACCGACTTTACACTAGGTGCTTTCGCACTAAGAACCTTTGCACTAGGAGCTTTTGGAACACCACTTGATTTTACACTAGGGACTTTACCAATAGATTTTGCAACTGGAGCCTTTGCACTAGCAACTCTAACTTCATCGACGGGTTGATTTTCAACTTCCATTCTTATATAATGGAGATATATTTACTAAATTATACGTATATACGTCAAACGTAGTGTATCCCCAAAGCTCGGTTTTGGCGATATTCCAACCATCCTCCGTTGGATCATAGGACGGATCCTCTTTCAATTGCGCCCACACATCTTCTGGTTCATTCTCGTCTGTTTGGATCCCGCATAGGTGAAATATACTGTATTCGAGTTCACACCCCGGATATTTATCGGCAAGATATTCTATCATATTCGCACCGAAAACACAGTCGATATCTATTACCGGTTCCTCTTTGCACTTCATTAGAATATCAACGGTTCGATAGTATCGTTCCACTGTGAATGTAGTTCCGTCGTAATCCGTATAGATCGTACGTTCACTAACATTCTTTTCAAATCTAGGTCGAATTATGTATTCGTTCATGAACGTTATATTATAAATATAACATGTTTATATAATCAATCAATTTTATATTTTTATTTACCGTGCCGTTGTTAAAGTAAAATTTTTCATAAAAACGCACAGGAATTCAATCATTTGACCGTCAATAAAAATTCACTATCGACCTGCCATTCCATACATAACTCTGAGTACGTTATAAACATACAATTGATTCGTAAATATGCCACTTATATAATGTATCAAAACATCATACATTATGCAACGTCTAATTAATTATTTCGCAAAGTTTGTTACAAAGGAACCGCTGAGGCCACTTGGTCGATGGGGGACAGAGCGCTGCAGTTTAAAACTGGACAAAAGATTGATTTGTCGAATGAGGATCACTGCGGACCTTGTGGAGAATACGTGAAAAAGACGGTGCATTTACAGATGGATAAGGTACGCAAATCGAAGTAAAAACCACACACACACACACACACATATAGTATGATAATAATGATATTTTTTTTTTGTGTGAATGTATTTAAAGATGACATCTATAGTGAAGGGACAATATTGGAAAAGATGGAAAAACTGAGAACTATTAAAAAGGAAAGTCCAGAATATAACAGATTGTACGAAGATATAATCAGCGTAGGTGAATTCGATATACATAAAATGTAACGAGTAAGTGAGTAGAACTAATACAAAATATATTATTATATTTTTTATTTGATTTTTGAAACCAGCACACTAAGCGTTTAGTTGGAATAAGCAACGCCAGCCATGCCACTCATGACACGGAGCACGTTGTAGTTGACCGCATAAACACGGACCTTGGCAGTGGCAGTTCCGGAAACAGAGCCCGAAGAGAGAACAAGCTGGAGGACAGCGTTGTCAATGCGGGAGAAGTTGCAGGTTCCGGAAGGCTGGTGCTCCTCGGGCCTGAGCGCGAAGGAGTACACGTTGATTCCGGTGTCGGGGGCACGAGTGTGGTGCTGGAAGGGCTGGACAACATCGAAGTAGGATCCCTCACGCTCGGAGAAACGATCCTGTCCGTTGAGCTGGAGCTTGGCAGTGACGACGGGGTTCTCTCCCCAGCAGTGCATGTCGAGGGCAGACTCAGCGAGGACGAAGGTGCCGGCATCGGAGAGCGCAGCGCCAACACCCGTGGCGGCATCGCCGAAGGCACCGGCGGCGGCCCAGTTGCCTCCCGCGGAGGCGGCAATGTCAACACCTCCGGCCTGCTGGAAGAGGCCGTTGGAGGCAATGAAGCCGTTGGTTCCGACGATAGAGTCCTGGGATCCGAACGCGTGGAGGGCGTTGGGGAGGGCATCAATGGCATCGGTGTAGTTGAAGGGCTGGGCGCCGAGGGTCTTGTAGAGGGTGTTGCCTCCGATGAGGGACGAGCAGTAGTCGACGTTGGCGTCGGGCTGAACGACCCAGACAAGCTCCTTGCACGGGTGGTTGAAGTTGAGCTTGATCTTGTTGGAGGAGGACCCAACGGACTCGTCTCCAGTGAACTGGAGTTGCTCGAAGAGGTACTCGTGGGGGTTCTGCGCCATCTTCCTGCGCTCATCAGTGTCGAGGAAGATATAGTCGACGTAGAGGGAGGCGGCAACAAGGGACTGTTGGTAGGCAGAGGAGACGGAGACAGTGGTCGCTGTCGTGGTGGTCAAGTCCTTGACGGCCCAGAGGCACTCGCCGATGGGGCGGAGATCAAGGTTGATCTTGACCTCGTGGTACTGGAGGGCAATGAGGGGGAGGGCAAGTCCAGGGTTCCTGCAGAACCAGAACTGGAGGGGCACGTAGAGGGTGGTCTCCGGAAGGGCGTTGCGGGGAGCGCAAACCTGGGAAGGTCCGCCGGCAGCCGCGCAGGGCCCGTTGATGGGGGCGAAGGCGGGGTCGGTGATGTAGGTAAGCTGAGTGGTGTTTCCAATCATCTTGAAGTACCCACGCTGTTGCTCAGAGGAGAGGGTGACCTGATTCCAGATGTGCATCCAGTCTCCGTACTGGCGATCGATGCGCTGGCCTCCAATCTCGACCTCAACCTGAGCGACGAGTTGCTCACCGACGAAGTCCATCCAGCGAGCATAGACGTCGCCAGTGGCGCCCTTCATGCCCTGGTTGATCTCGGGGAGAGTAACCTGAAGGTAGGTGCGGTAAGCAAGATCTCCGTTTCTGGAGATGGTGCAGGTGACACGGCGACCGAAATCAGCCTGTCCAGAGAAGGTCTGCTCGATCGACTCCATCGCGAAGTTAGTGTGGCGCCTGTAAGACACCTTCCAGAAGGTGATCTCGGGGGTACCAGTGAGGAAAACGTCCTGTGCGCCGTAAGCTACGAGTTGCATAAGTGCTCCGCCCATGATTTATAATATAGTATACCGAAAGATAATAATTTTGGGAAATCAAATTAATTGATCAAATAAAAAAATCCCTAAAGTTTGGAGTCTGTGCCGTTATTTTTCGCAGGTGTAATATTATCGAGTTTCATATTCCGATCGATAAACTTCTCTAAATAGTCCGCCATGAACACCTCTCTCTTGCCCTCGTGTTTTTTGGAAAAAATATAGTTGTCATCCACCTTTTTTACTGTCCATCCAGTATCGATAGCATTCAATACAAATTTCATCCTCTGGTAATGAATAAGATCGACGTTTACTTCCATATACACACTGGGTTTACTATAAAATCACAGTTTTATCTAAATGTTTTGTCTTTCAACACATATAGAAAACATGTTGCTAATACTAGTAAATCCACATGAAGAAGGCCGACCCGGTTCAACATACAATTGACAAAAAACACAGTCAGATGCTGGAACAATTTCACGACGATGAAACGTGTAAGATTCCAAGCCTAATCAATGAAAAGAAGGTCCTCAGAGAAAGAGCCAAATCATTGACATGTGACCGTGTAGATGAAATCATGGAATTAAAGGATAAGATAGATGAAATAAATAAGGAGATCAAAGATATGAAAATTAAGAAGAAGGAATATCTATTGAATAACTCAGAGCATGTATTCCACTACTTTGAGGAGAAAAAGAAGATATCGAGTGGGGAAACTAAAAATGTCAACGTCCTCAACACATTTTTCAAAGTGAAACAGGCCGAGGATGAGGTACAAGACAAAACTGTCACTACCCGACAATCAATTGTAAAATACTGGAAGAATGTGAATAATGAGATCATAAATGCACAGGACTTTATTCTACCCACCGACATATGTTGTTATTGCTCCAAAGGAGAGATGATTCCACAAGACGAGGAGGGAGTCATGATATGTAATAATCGCGAATGTGGGAAATTTGTAAATTTCATAACCGACAGTTCAAAACCATCAAACAAAGAGGCGCCCAATGAGGTTTCCTATACTGCCTATATTCGTTTGAACCATTTCAAGGAGATCCTATCTCAATTCCAGGCGAAAGAGACCACTCAAATTCCTGAATATGTGATCGAAGATATCCGTACCCGAATAAAAAAGGAGAGAATTCACAATCTAACTGAGGAAATAAATTACGACAAGATGCGCGAGATTTTACGTAAGCTGGGATACAACAAGTATTTTGAACATATTCAATACATAAATTCCATGTTTGGAATCCGACCGCCAATCATGAATGAGCGTCTACACGAGACATTATGCGTTCTGTTTATTGAAATACAGAAACCGTGGGCTATCCATTGCCCTGCAAACCGGACAAACTTCTTTAATTACACATATACACTCTATCAGTTGTGTGTACTTCTAGATCAGACACAGTATTTGCCGTATATACCTCTCATGAAAGACCGTGAGAAACAGCTTGAGCAAGACCAGATCTGGTGCAAAGTATGCAAAGACTTAGACTGGGAATATTATGCCACCGTCTAATTGAACCGAAATGTTTGCGATTCCATCTCCAGTTTTGCTTTCGCGACATCGGCCTCATATTGATTTAGTCGCTGGCGTACGAAATATAGTATAAGCGTAAATGCGGACAACAATGACAATAGATAGAGGCTTACTTGAAGCGATTTCGTTTCATTATCATCGCCGATATTTGTATCGGTAGTATTTGTGGTATTGTTCATTTAGAGGTGTGATATTGTTTAACCCTCCACAGTTCGATTCAATTTTTCAGTAAAAATTTATAGATGAACTACAAATTTTTAGATTAGGTGATGGGTTGGTTACATCCGAGGGAACCCTACGAGATTCGCGCCGATACCGAATCCCGCGCCACCCCTGGCAGAGGCCGCCATGGGCGGAATAAACACATCAAGGACAGAGAAGGTGGCAGCGGCAGTGAGCGCGATGATCACAATCTCCTCGACATTGAGGGACTTCTTGGGGATGGCGAAGGCGGCAATAGCAACCATGATACCCTCGACGA